CACGATGATTGCGTCTGCGCCCTGGCACTGGCGGTGCGCTGCATGAGCAAGCCCCGGAGTGAGTTCTTCGTGGGAGTGGCCGGGTGATGGAGTGCTTTCGTAGCGGTGACCTCGACAGCCACGCTCTGCCTCTTGCCGGTGATCGTGTTATGGATCCTGGAGAGGGTGGAGAGATGGCGGTGATAGTGAAGGTGGCGGGATGAACTCACGGCAGAAAAAGAAGGCATACGCCAAGGTGGACCGCATGCTTGCCGGGGATAAAGGGGCCGCTCTGACCCTCAGCGACAAGCGGTATCTGACCCGGAACCTGCCGCCCCACCTGCGCCAATACGTCCACCAGTCGTTCCAGGCCATGTTCAACGTGATCAAAGCGATGTCGGATGCCGTGGGAGCCGTGAAGGTGGAGACGTTCTAATGGACCGAGACCCCCGCGGCCGATTCACCAAGGCCGAAGAGCAGCGGCCCGCTTGCCCTCCGCCTGACGCTGCCACTGGCTGGGACGTCAAGGCATTGACCTATGCGGACTTCCCCTCTCTGGAGTGGGAGCCATTCGCGCTGGACGACAAGGGCTGGATCTGGAGCAAGCGGTACAGGCCGGCACCGGAACGCTTCCCCCGGCTACTGCCACCCGACTCTGTACCCGAGCAAGAGGACATGAGCCTCCCTCTCTGGAAGCGCATGCTGAGGTTCGTGTTCTGGCAGGGAGACGAGTAGATGGAGTGGCGGGCCATGGATCCACACGTGAAACTAGCCCTGGTGATATTCAGGAAGGCGTCTCGGGTGCCCGTCAAGAATCTCGATGAGACCCTGAACGGCATGATACTGGCGTTGACGCCGCGGGAGCAGAGGGTGCTGCGCCTGCGATTCGGGCTGGAGGACGGCCGCAGCCGCACGCTGGAAGAGGTGGGCAAGGAGTTGAAGGTCACCCGCGAGCGCATCCGATGTGTGGAGGCCAAGGCAATCCGCAAGCTGTCCCGCACCATATTCGGCGGGACGGGATCCTGCGAGGGAGACGAGCAATGATCCGCGTGATCTGCCCGACCTGCCCTGATCTCAAATGCCCGAAGCGGCGGACGTGCCGCACCGACTGGTGCTTCGGCCACATCCTCGGCCTTGGCCGGATCGAGGTAGCGCTACCCGACCCGAAGCACAACCCGCTTGAGAAGACGGCGTACATGGGGATGGTGAACTGATGACGGACAGGGAAGCTTTCATGGAGTGGGTGCGGACGGGCAAGAGGGTGGGCCCTCTGGCCGAGGAGCTTCCGGCTGGTGTCTTCCTCGTCCCTGAGACAGTGGTGCTTAGGCGCAAGCGCGTATCCTGGCTGCCCTGGTTCAAGTGGAACACGATCGAGACCAGGGAGGCCTTCATTCAGGGACTGGAGCGGCAACTGGTGGACCGAATCCGGGCAAGGACCGGGGTGAACGGCTGATGGATACCTCCGAGACCTATATCAAGATGTCAGAGCAGGCCATGAGATATCTGCCAGAGTGTCAGGCTCCGTATGACGATGGTGAGTGGGTGACGTACCGGCACGACCGGTTTCTCCCGGAGGCGATCAAGAATACGGTCCGCGTCGGAGACTACCTGGAGCCGGAACGGTGCTATTGGGAGACGTGGGTACTCTGTGGAACCGACGGGGTTATCCACCTCCTGCAGCAGGACCAGCTTCAGGCGATGGTCAAGGGAACTGCCCCCGCCGTCCTCTATGCCTTCGTTGGCGAGGCGTTCGACCGTAACAGTGATTGGGTGGAAGTGGTCGCCCCCTACAAGGGCCTTACCTCCATGGAACAGATGTGGCTGGCCTTCGTGATGAAGGTCAAGTACAGCAAGACTTGGAACGGCGAGGAGTGGGCGAGGGTATGACCCCCGAGCTTGAACTGAAGGCGGCGGTGGAGCAGTACGCCAAGACGGCGAACCTTCTCCACTTCGAGGCGACGGTGAAGGTGCTGGACGGCGAGTGCAAGGACGTCTGGGTGACGAGGAAGATACATTTCGAGGCGATGAAGGTGAAGCGAAACAACTAGCGTAGACCCTTAGCCCACTCGGCATACGAGAGGCAGACACGGAGAAATCCGGTCTGCCTTTTTTGTTTGCCCGGAGGTGACCCGGATGGATCAAGAGATGAACGAGCAGATTGAAGTGATGAGCGGCCAGGAGCCTACCGACACCTGGACGCAGGCCGACGCCTACCCGATGTTCGGCCGCTGCGGCGTCTGCGGCTTTGAGCACTACATCGACGATCCGTACCAGTGTGAGGGGGCATAGGCTGATGGGTTGGCGTGATCGCATAGTCAACTGGCTGGCTCCGGAGTCTAAGGAGCAGACCCAGGGCCCCGGCTTTATCTCCGGACTGGTCGGCCTCCAGACGCCCAACCAGGCGGTCTACTCCGACATGAGCGTGGCCAAGGCCACCCGCGAAGGCTTCAAGATCGCCATCCCCGTCTACCGCTGCACCCGCACCATCATGCAGGCCGGCTCGATCATCCCCTGGATAGCCCTCGACAAGGCCGGCCAGAAGATCGACGGCCACGAGCTGGCCCATCGCCTGAGCCATCCCAACAAGGAGATGTCCGGGCAGGACCTCATGGAGCTGATGCTGGCCCACCTGTGTCTGTCGGGCAACGCGCTCTGGCAACCGCTCATCGTCGGCAAGTCCCTCAAGGAGCTCTGGCCCATCATGCCGGACCTGGTGCAGCCCATTCCCTCTGACAGGCCCGGCGAGTGGCTGGCGGCATGGCAGGTCACCGACGCCAAAGGCAAGCAGAAGACCGCGCCGCCGGAGACCTTCGTGCACTTCCAGCAGATGGACCCCTCGAATCCCTACTGGGGCATCGGGCCTTTGCAGGCCGCGGCCCGGACGGTGGACACCGACAACGAAGCGCAGGACACCCAGAAGATCTCAATGCAGAACCGCGGCCTGACGGACGGCGTGTTCCAGATGCCGGTGGGTCTTAACAAGGTCCAGTACGAAGAGGCGCAGAGCCAACTCAAGGAGCAGTACCTGACCAAGCTCAAGCGCCGGGCCCCCTGGGTAGTCGGCGGCGCCACGTACACCGCCATGTCCATGACGCCGGTGGAGATGGACTTCATAGCCTCCCGCCTCCGCAACTCCCAGGCCATCGCCGCCGCCTTCGGCCTCGATCCCTGGTGGGTGGGTGACCGCTCAAGCAGCACGTACAACAACGTGGCCGAGGCCCGCCGGGCACTCTACCTGGACGTCGTGCTGCCGATGCTCGATGACGTCCGGGAGACGATCAACCTGAGGCTGGCCCCGCTCTACGGCGATATCACCATGACCTATGACACCTCTGGCATCGCCGCCCTGCGTGAGGACTACGGCAAGCGCACGGAGCAGGCCTCCCGGCTGTGGGCCGTGGGCGTTCCCATGAGCCAGATCAACAAGGTGCTGGAGCTGGGCCTCGAGGAGTACGAGGGCTGGGACATCGGGTATCTGCCGATGTCTGCAATGCCGGCGTCGTTCTCCGCTGAGCAGCCCGAGATTTCGGACGGCGATCAGGCGGGCCAGGTCCAGCCGCAAGCCGGGGTAGCTCAGGAAGGCGCGGCTGCCGAGAACATCGCCGCGGGCGAGAAGTTGACCGGCGTCCAGATCAATGCGGCGCAGGCGGTGATCAACCAGTACATCGCCGGCCAGATACCGGACACGGTGGCCATAGAGCTGCTGGTCGCGGTGGGCATCGATAGGGACCGGGCAACCGCCATGGTGCGCGACTGCTCAACCTTCGAGCCGACACCCCCGCCGGATACGGAGCCCGTCAAGTCCAAGTCCTTCAACGTCAACACCGAAGAGCAGAAGGCCCTCCACTGGAAGAGGGTGGATACGAGGAGGCAGGCGTACTGGAATGTGGTGGCCAAGCGCCTCAAATCTCTCTACGGGGCCGAAGCCGATGAGGTAGTTCGCGCCGTGCGTAATGCACCAGAGGAAAGCGCGAAGCATCAGGCCCAGGCCGCTATTGAGTCCCTTCGGCCCCAATGGGAGAAGCACCTCAAGGCCATCTGCATGACCGTGCTGGAGGACTTCGGCAACCAGACCGCGGCCGACCTGGGCGGCAAGCCCAAGGCCAAGCCCGGCGAGCCTGAGGTCAAGGACGCCCGCTGGGTCTTCGACCCCTTCACCGCGGCGGCCAAGCGCTGGCTCAAGGCCCATGTTACCGAGAGCGTAACCCTGATCCTCCGGTCTGAGGCTGATCGAGTCTCCCGGATCATCGAGGCCGGCTATGCCGACAACCTCACCATCACCGAGATTTCAAAGAGCATCCAGCAGTTCTATGACGGGCCGCAGCTCCGCTTCAATGCCATGAGGACTGCCCGCACCGAGGTCGGTTCTGCCGCCGGGTACGGCCAGCGTGAGGCGGCTGTGCAGTCCGGAGTGGCCAAGACGCACCAGTGGCTCGCCTCCCGGGATGACCGCGTGCGCGACAGCCACCAGGCCATGGACGGCGAGCAGCGGAAGCTCGATGACGAGTACTCAAACGGCCTGATGTTCCCCGGCGATCCCTCGGGCGACCCGAGCGAAATTTGTCTCTGCCGATGCGTCGAAAGTTTCTCTTAGCCATAGGAGGCCATGAAGATGCCGATACCGAAACCGAACGAAGGCGAGCCCGAGAAGGACTTCATCTCGCGCTGCATGGGCGACGAGGCCATGCAAGAGTATGACAGCGAGCAGCGCGCCGCCGTCTGTGCCACCGCATGGGATGACTCGCAGAAGACCGGCGAGGAAGAGGGAAAGGCAACCCTCAGGCTTCAGGTCTTCGAGCGCAAGTCGCACCCCTCCGAGATCAAGCTGGTGAACGCCGACGAGGGCGTGTGGGAGTGCTACGCCTCGACCTTCAAGCCCACGCCCGATCCCTACGGCGACGTGGTGGACAAGGGCGCATTCAAGCGCACCATCAAAGAGAACTTCAAGAGGATACGCAACCTCTGGAACCACAACGTCGACGAGCCCATCGGCCGGCCCCTGGCCCTGTCCGAGGATGACCACGGCCTGTACGCCAAGAACAAGCTCTCCCTGGGCGTGCAGCGCGCCAAGGATGTCCGCGAGCTGATGGCTGACGGCGTCATCAATGAGACCTCCATCGGCTTCGACACCATCACGGACCGGGTGAAGGAAGGGTTCCGGCACCTGGTGGAGGTCCGGCTGTGGGACATCTCCCCGGTGACCTACGGGGCCAACGAGGAGGCCGCGGTCCTGTCGGTGAAGAACACGCTGGAGACGCTGAGGCTCAAGGGCCTCCCTGATGAACTGCTTCGGGAGTTGCTGAACCTCCCGCCCGAGATCACCCCCGAGCAATTGAAGCGTGGGATCGCCGCCCTCCAGGCACTTCGCCCTGGGTCCGCGAAGGGAGCCGTCACTGACGCCCCCGCCACGGATGCCGAGGCCGAGGCCGCCGAACTGGAGGCTGCGATGGCCGACTTCGAAGCAGCGCGCATGGGCATCGACGTCAGGGATGCCACTGCGCGGATAGAGGAACTCCTGGCGACACTCTGAACGAACGTCAAGAAAGGACACAAGAAGAAATGCCCGAACTGAAAGAACTCACCGATAGCGTGCAGAGCGCTACCAAGGCCATGCGCGAGTCCGCCGTCCGCATGGACGAGGAAGCCAAGAAGTACGGCGAGGCCACGGCGGAGACCAAGAGCGCGTACCTGAAGGCCAACGAGCGGATCGACGAGCTGGAGCTGGCCCTGAAGAGGATGTCCGTTCCCAAGCCGACCCCGACCGATGGCAACGGCAAAGAGATCACCCCCGAGCAGGCCGCCCACCGCAAGGCCTTCTGGGACTGGCTGCGGGTAGGCCGGGCGAACATGGCCCCCGAGAACCGCAAGGCGCTCGTCGAAGACGCCACCGGCCAGGTGCTGGTCCCCGAGGACCTGGACACCGAGATCACCCGGGCCCTCCCGGCCCTGACCCCCATCGCCGGACTGTGCCGCAAGAGGCCCACGAGCCGCGACCGGATCCGCCGGCGCAGCCTGAACGAGGTCACCGTGGCCTGGGGCAAGCTGGAGAAGGGCGCCCTGGTTCACGAGAGCTCGCTCGTGCCCACTGAGGACTTCATCTACGTCGAGGACATGAACGGCCTGACCAAGATAGGCCGCGACGAGCTGGAGGACACGGACTACAACCTGCAGACGCACATCTCCTCGAGCTTCGCGCAGGCCAAAGCGGTGGCCCTGGACAAGGCCATCATCGTCGGCACCGGGCACACCTACCAGGAGCCCGAGGGAATCGCGGTTGACACCACGCTGCTGACCGGCATCGGTTCTGGGGCGGGCGCGGGCGCAACCGGCACCTACGGCAACAACTGGACGACCGATGACACCCCGATCATAGAGGACATGCTGGAGTGCGAGTACGCGCTCCCGGCTCAGTACCTCAATGGCGCGACCTGGGTCATGCACCGCAAGGACGAGCTGAAGCTGCGCCTGCTGCGGGGCGGCGGGTACACCTCAAGCGACGGCCCCTGGCTCTGGCAGCCTGGGCTCACTGGCCAGCCGAATACCTTCGACTCCTACCCGCTGGTCAACAGCGCGGACATAGGCTACTCGGCTCTGGCGACCGCGGGCACCAACGTGATCTTCGGCAACTTCCAGCGCGGGTACGTGGTTGTGGAGCGCCAGGGCATCCGGCTTCAGAGGCTGGACGAGCTGTATGCCGAACAGGGCATGGTCGGTTTCCTGGTGTCTTTCCGCGCTGGCGGAGGCCTCCTGCGCTACGACACCTTCCAGCTCATCAGCAACGACACGTAGTCCAAGTGAAATCGAGAGAACAAGGAGAACGATAAGAAATGGCTCTAACTGAATTTCTGGCACTTCCGGAACCCGGCAAGTTCAAGGCGTTCGTCCCCGGGCTGGGCGACTGTGAGATGGAGGTCGGCGCTGGCACACCGTTCGAGGTGGACAGCTACCAGAAGTACCCCATCGGCACGATCCTGCGCCGGGGCCTGAAGACCTTCATCTACTGCTACGCGGGCGGCAACGTCAACACTGAGTGGGGCGTCTACAAGAGCAAGAAAACCAACGCCGTCGCGGTAGCGCCGACTCAGGCAACCGCCGCAGCCCAGGCCGCTGCCTACGCTGGCGAGACCCTGGCGGCCGGCGCGGCTGGTAGCAAGTACGTCACCATCACCATCGACTCGACCATCGGCCACCTGGCCACCGGGCAACTGTGGGCCAACGAACTGGCTGGCGGTGAGATCGTGATCGGCAACGGCTCGGGCCAGCACCCGCAGCAGCGGACCATCGTGTCGCACCCGGCGCTGGCTGCTGCTGGCAGCCTGACCGTCAAGCTGGACTCCCCCCTGGAGAGGGCGGTCACGGCGGCGACGACCACCATCGAGAACATGGAGAGCTGCTTCAGCTACGTGAAGGCTGACGGCTCCGGTGGCGAGTACGTGACCTTCCTGGGCATGGCGACCGTCGAGGCGGTCTCTGGCCAGTGGTTCTGGCTCCAGACCTACGGGCCTCGCTGGATCACCAGCAACAGCGTCACCTGCGACAGCGCGCTGGACAGGACCATCCTGTTTGCCGGCAACGGCTCCGTGGTCTCGAGCAACGATCAGACCGTGGAGAACGGATTCCAGATCGCTGGCTACGCTCTGGACACGAGCGGCAGCGAGGCCAGCAATGCCCCCATGGTGTTCCTGACCCTGATGAGGTAGCGACAAGAGCGACTCCTCCTTTCCCGGCCCTGGGGAGGCTGGCCACCTCCCCGAGCCGGATAGGAAGACAGAACGATGAGAGTGAGACTGCTGAAAGAGGTGAACCAGTTCCTGCCGGGCAAGATCCTCGACATCGAGGATGAGCGGGCCAGGGAGATGATCGCTAAAGGTGAGGCGATGGAAGAGAAGAGCCTGCAGCCGAAAGAGGTGAAGTAGATGAAGATGAAGTTCAAGTGCGGGGATAAGGCCGAGGCCTCCGTCACCCTCGCCAAGAGTATGAGGTCCGGCGCCAAGCTGGGCGGCGTGTTCGAGATCGACTGCTACCGGCCTGATGGATCGCTGGCATGGCACGAGAGGGCCGAGAACATCATGACGGATGAGGGCCTCAACCGCAACCTCAACGTCTTCTGGCACGGCACCACACAGACCAGCCCTTGGTATATGGGCCTGGTCGAGACCGACACCGTGCCGGCTGCGGGCATGACGTACGATACGCCGGTCTTCACCGAGTGCACGGCCTACGACGAGACCACCCGGCCCGCCTACAACGAGGCCCTGTCCACGGCCAAGAGCACCACGAACAGCGCCAACAAGGCGGCCTTCACGATGAACGCCACCAAGACGATATACGGGGCCTTCCTGGCCTCGGTCTCGACCAAGGGCGACCACACGGCGGGCGCGGACAACGTGCTGGCCTGCTACGCCAGGTTCAGCGCATCTCAGGCAGTACAGGACGACTACGTCCTCAGCGCGACATACACGAGTTCTGCAGCGGATGACGGAGTTTAGAGGAGAGTCGTAATGGCCCGGTTGACGGCGATCAAGGAAAGCATCTCGACACTGGCCACCATCTGTGCGGCTGACGACCTGACGCTCACTTTGGCCACGGGCGAGGGGGCCAACTTCCCCGCGTCCGGTGACTACCTACTCCGCATAGGGGCGGGCGCCACCTACGAGATCGTCCGGGCCACATCGCGGACAGCCGATGTCATCACCATCATCCGGGCGCAGGACGACACGACTGCTATCGAGCATGCCGCCGAGACACCGGTCTATACCGTCATCAGCCACACGTACCTATCCGAGATATGGTGGTACACCGTCAAGGTGGGCGCAGCCGTCCTCGTCGCCGGGAACGCCAACGCCATTGCGGGCTACTGGCAGAACCCGGAGCCACGGGCCATCTTCATCCTGGGCGGCGTCCTCTACGTCAGCGCTGCGGGCGACGCCGGGTCCGTCATGGACGTGGGCTCCGCTGCGAATCCCACCACCCACGGCGACGACCTGCTGGCCGGGGTGCCCCTGGACCTGTCCGTGCCAAGGGGTTGGGACTTCACCGGGCGATGCCTGCTGGACGAGGCGGGCGGCGCGACGGACTACATCACCTTTCAGATCCTGACGGCCAATGCAGCGTCACTGGCCGGGAAGTATTTCATCTTCTACGTGACGGCACCTTAAAGGAGGTATGCAATGGGAGACTGGTATGTTCCGGTAAGCATCCTGGTGAGCATGGTACTAGGCGCCTTCCTGCGCATGATCTACGGCTACCTGGTGAGCGGGGAGAGCTTCAACCCCTCCAAGTTCGCGGCCTCCAGCATCATGACCCTGATGCTGGGCCTCGGCGAAGGGCTGGGCCTGGTGGCCTCCAGCATCATCACCGACACCACGGGCCTCATCACGTTCTGCGTGCAGGCTGTAGTCAGCGGCTGGGGCATCGTACTGATGACCACGGACATCACGACCCTGCAGAACAAGGCATCCAAGCCGAAATAGAAGGAGAAACGCACATGGGGAACTGGCTCAAGGCTAACCAGAAACTGATCGGCCTGATGATCCTGGCCGTCATGGCCATAGGGGGCATGCTCGGCGTAGGCGCCACCTGGGTGCAGAGCGTGGGGCTTCTGTCTGCTGATGCTGTAGTGTTCGCCAGCGATGCGCCCTCCATTGACCGCTTCATGGCGCGGGCCATGGAGAACATCTACGGGGACCGGATAGGGGTCTGCGATGGGACGGCTGACGAGGCTCAGATCAACACCGCCATCGCGGCGATAGTGACGGCTGGCGGCGGGAAGGTAAAGCTCAGTTGCGGCGAGTTCCAGATAGACTCGTCCGTCCTGATCACCCAGGTCGGCGGGTATTCCTACCTCACCCTGGAGGGTCAGGGCCAGGGGACCATCCTCAAGACGACCTCGATAGCCGACCACATGATCAAGGGCAACGAGGAAACGGCGAGGCATATGTATGTCACGCTCAGGGACTTCATTGTCAACGGCGACGGGCAGGCGGCGAATGGGACCACCGACTCGTCCGGGATCAAGCTGTTCGGCGCCTCGTACTCGAGGGTCTACGACGTGACAGCCATGAACTGCTACAAGCATGGTCTTTGGATAGCCTCCGGGGCAGCCCCTGACTACGACAGTGTGGACTACGTCATTCGCGGCTGCAAGCTCAACTCCAACGGCGCAGACGGCCTCCTGTGTGCCGATACCGCCACTGATGTCACTGTGGTCGACTGCAACATCTATTACAACACCTCTATCGGCATCGACTTTCAGGGCGGCGGCTGTATAGCCACGGCAAACCGGATATACGAGAACGTCGGCGACAACATCAAGACCAACGGCATGTGGACGCAGATCGTCGGCAACAACCTCGCCGGGGACTACCGTGGAGTGGAGTGCGGGCCGATCGCCGACAACTCCATCATATCAGGCAACATAATCAAGCAGCACTCAGAGCAGGGCATCTACGTCGACTCCGGCGTGGATAACCTGACGATCACCGGCAACTTCTTTGCGGACAACGTCGGTTGGATGGGGCACATCTGCTCCGACAGTGACACCGCCCTGATCAGGGACAACGACGGGTACATCGGGCGCGGAGAGAGCCGCACCTACGCCGTCACGCTCACCGCTGGCTCCCAGAACACGACGACGTACTTCCAGAATCCGTTTCCGCAAGCGGTCTGGGTCACGGAAGCGCGGGTCCAACTCACTACGGCGGCCAGCGCCGGGAACCCTGTCTACGACATGGCGGTAGACGCCGATGGCTCCGGCCTGCCTGACGGCGCGGCCCTCTTCACGGATATCCCCGACACCGCCGCTACCTACTGGTCGTGCAGTAATGCCTACGGCGGCGATGCCTCCGGGGTGCAGGCCGGCTATGTCACCCTTGGCAGCAACGCCAGCACGTCCGACTGGATCGGGTTTGCGATCACCACGGACAACGGAACGGGGCTTGTGGCGACGGCCTACATCACGCTGATGGGGCAGTAGCAGGAGAGAATATGCCGAGACTCAAGGCGACGAAAGAAGCGATCTCTTCCCTGGCCAGCACATGCCTGGTGGCTGACGATCAGACACCCTCGGCTGGCGGAGGATTCTGATGGTCAACATAGGCGGTTCGTCCGAATCCACAACTGATGCCCTGAAAAACACATTTGAGGCCATCAGGGACCAACTGGACGCCCTGATCGGGAATACAGTGGTGGGCAAGTGCCAGATATTCACCAAGAATATCACCTCTGCGGCCAACGCCAATGCGGTGACGGTGGCGACAGTCACAACTCAACCCTGTTTCATCGAAAGCATAGTCCTGCGCTCCAACGGCGCGACCACGGCAGACCTCACCAGCATCGCCATCACGGGAGGGGCCTCCGGTGTGGTGACCTTCCTCTCTGCCGTCGAGGGCGTGAGGGCCAACATCGCGGCGGCGGACCAGCAGATATGCTGGGAGGGCTCGGTCACCCTGGCAGCGACAAAGACCATCGTTATCACCCTGGTCGGCACCGGAGCGACGGCGGTGGACCTCCAGGTGGACATCAAGTATCGCCCGATAGTGGCCGGAGGAACGCTGGCATGACGCGCCCGACCATAGGCGTCAACGGGGTGCGGCTCTATGAGGCGTTGCCCCTCAAAACCGGCCAAACCACGCAGTATTCGAGCGAGCTTGACGACGGCTACTACCAGACGGGCATCGCCAAGAGTTACAACGTCCTCACCACCGGCCAGTATTCCGGGACCACGAACGTGGACCTGATCCACTACGCGGCGGCGCTCAGTTTCGACGCCGCCTCCAAGGAAATCCGCGACGCGGCGAACGGGCTGGCCCTGTTCAAGGATGCCGACGTGATCGTGGTCACCGGCTCGACCTCCAACGATGGCACCTATACGGTCGCTACGGGCAACGTCGCGGCCAAAATCGTCGTCACAGAGGCGATCGGGGATGAGGCGGCAGGCGGTGCCGTCTCCATCGCCAAGCGCGAATCCAAGTCCAACAACTGCGTCATGGACAACAACACCGGCCTGATGTGGATGCGAGATGCCTCGAATTACCCGGCCAAGATGGGCCTTGCCTCTGATGGGAAGATGCCGGTGACGGCTGTTGCTTATGACATCTTCGCCTACTGCGCGGCGTGTAATGCGGCGATGGTTGGCGGGTACGCGGATTGGCGAGTGCCGAACATCAATGAGTTTCGTGGTCTACTGACAGTCGAACCAATCGGGACAATTAGTGGGGTAGACCCTACCGCATTCGCGAATCACCCAACAACAACGCTATACTACCATTCATCAACAGCTATGCCCGCCAGCCCTACTGCGTACGTGCTTGGGGTGTATAGCGGGCATACCGCCAGCCCTATCGTGCCCAAGGGCATCGCCTATTACACTATGCTCGTTCGAGGTGGGAGATGATCTCAGACCTTCAGGCCATGACCGAAACCCAACTCAAGGCGCTCACACAGGCGCAGTTGGTAGAGCACATCATGTCCGAGCGCACCGAAACCAAGGTAGTTGAGCAAGTAGGTGACTCACGCGGGATGCTGGACTACGAGGTGGAGACCTACGACTACAAGGGCAAGCTGACCGGGAGCGAACGGACCCTCACCACGTACAACGCGAAGGGTGAAGTGGACGTGATAACCAAGATCACGAAGGACGACAAGGGCAAGGAGGCCAAGCGCGTCGAGATCGCCCACGATGGGACGAAGGCGTGGGTGAAGTAGATGGAACTCAACACCCTCAAGACGCTCTGGTGTGAACGCTGTCACTTAATGACGGAGCATGTCTTTGAGGAGCATTGGTTCTGTTTGTGCGGATTAGCCACTGACGGGGCCGACAGGCAAGCGACCGAAGGAGAGACGGTATAGGCCCCGGCTCCCGAAGGGGCCGGAGCCAGAAAGGGAAACCGATGATACGACCACCGGCTCCCCATTCAAGGATACCACGATGAATGACAAGACCGATAGGGAGATATTGCTAGCGGTCTATCAGGACGTGGCGACCCTCAGGGAGAAGGTTCTAAACAACTGTGAGGATGTCGCCAAGATACACAAGGACTACTACGGCAACGGAGACGGCGGGACCAGGAGGGTTATCACCTCCTTACAGACACAAATGGCCCTGGTGATGAAACTCGGTGGCGGGGTCGTAACAGCGGTCCTCGCGTCCCTGGCTATCGCCATCATGGATTTAGTGAGGTACTGACATGGACGAATCTATG